CGAAGCTGGAGATGGAGACGGGCCGTGCGCGTACTGCGATGGTCTTTCTTATTGGTTTCCCTGGGAAGGGGAAGTCGATTATTTCTAATATGCTTGCTTCACGGGTTTTCCAGATCCTTGGGAAGCCCTTGAAAGATTCTGATATCTACAAACATACGACTGCGAAGCATGCAAATGCTTACAAAGCGCAGCCGGTTATGTGGATTGATGATGTCTTCCAGTTTTCGAAGAATCAGGAGGTTCAGCAACAGGAGCTGGATCTTATGTTTTCTTTGAGAACGAACGGACCTCAGCAGAAGGAAGCTGCTGCCGTCGAGGAGAAAGGTCTGCTTTGGGATCATACCGTCTTGGCTGTCTTCAACGGCAACCATGGTATACCCGATAGTGGACTCTTCTCTAGCCGAGAGGCTGTGTTGCGTTCTTTCGACTGTGGAGTTTGGGTGACCCGACTTCACAAGGATTTTTCTGGACCTGATGGTTATCTTGATCTTGAGAGACTTGTGGCCGGGGATGGCCCCGCACAAGTCGCTCATTTGAACTCTGCTTTTACTTTCACGATTTCCAAGTCTGGGAACCGTCAGCTTGAGAGTGGGTCTAAACAGCTCACTTTCGATGGTCTCGCGCGTCATATCGCGGAGATCGTCAAGAGGAACGTGAAGATGGACTCTAGGTTGAAGGAGATGATGCGCGCCTGCAATACCCTCCCGAATGCCTCGACATCCTCCCCCACGCAAGTGGTGGAGAGTGTTGAGTCTGAGGAGGATTTTGCGGACGTGGTTGAATTTGGAAACATGTTTGTTGAAGTGCCGCCTGACCCCCCAAAACCCAAGCCGAAAGGTAAGGGCAAGGAGAAGAAAGCGTGGCACGACAGTATTCGTGTGAAGAAGCAGATTTTGATGTCGAAGGACTGTAAATATGCTTCTAGGAAGGACGTGGTCGAGCGCATGATTCAAATGTACCCGGTCGCGGCTGAATGGGAGGAGGTCAAGGATGATCATTATTGGCTCCCTTCTGCTACTTGTGATGAGTTCGTGGAGCGTAACATCCTCCCCCTTCTCGACATGAGTAATCCTGTGGTTCCCCCGGGATTTATGTCTGCTGAGCCTGTTTCTAAAGCCTCGCAAGAGGAAATAAGAAATTGGGCGGAGCGATGTAAACCTGAGGAACTTGACGTCATGATTGGACGTTACCGCTACCAGCTTGCGGAAAAGCTGGATGAGTTTCATTGGGG